GACAGCGCATTCATAAAATATCAGGGTGTGATCAAATGTGGTGTATTGAATGTAAATGTCCTTTTAGTTGGAACAGTGGGGAAATCGTAACTACAGGGGTCGTTCATAATCCACATTATTTTCAATATTTACGTGCAAATACAAATGGTGAAATAACCAGACAACCCGGTGACAATCCTTGCGATAAAATTAGGGAAACACTTAATCATATAAATACAAAGGCAAGAGAATTACAACGACAAGGTACTATAAAAAACCCCGACCCAATTTCTCTTGATGATATATATATTATCAACGAAGGAGAGTTACAACAATTGAAGTCGTGTGATATATTAACATCACTTATACGAAGAATATATCACGTAGAAAATATAGATTTACCAGACATAAGACGAAAAATTGAAAGATCGCAAGAATATGAAGGTGAATTGGTTTCATATCTTGCAAAAGATTTAAGTGAAGCAGATTATAAAGGAATATTGCAAATGAAATGGAAAGACCATAAAAAACTGGTAGATAAACTATATCTGGCTGATGTATTTCTAAATGTTGGTAAGGATATTATAAATACAATATACTTTAAATTAGAAAAAATAGTGTCTCGTGATACTGATGATTCTGATAAAATATTACACGATAGTATAACTGAACTAAATAATTTTATAACTTATTATAACGAACAATATACTATTATATCAATATCGCACAATATGGTGTGTAAAAATATACAATATGGGGGTCGCAAGCGACATTTTCGACATCATATTGTTGATGATGAGGGCGAAAATCACCATAGTGTAATTGTGAATTATAAATCGTGTGAAATAAATGAAAAAACAATAACTTGTAAAATAAGCGATGTGAAAAATAAATAACAATATAAATTATATATATATATATGAAAATTAATAATATTGTAACAAAAATAATACTATATATAATTTCTATATTTTTAATATTATGTTTAATAGGTGTTTATTTTAATAAAGAGGGATTTATTGGGAATGATGATGATGATGGGGGTGAGAGCGAGGATGAGGGTGAGGATGAGGATAAAACTACAAACAATAAAGATACTGGTTATAGAGAACGGTTATTTACGGATTTAAAAACAAATATCGCTGATTTTGATATAATACATAATGAACAAAGCGACTATCAAAAAATAGAAGTAATACAATTTAAAAAGAATTCGTTGGGTTATGACAAATGTTTATTATTGAATAATGAACCACAGTTATGTAACAATGATGAAAAGGAATACCACGAAATAATCGTTCATTTTCCAGCATATTATATATCTAAAATAGAGAAGGTATTAATCATAGGTGGTGGTGATTGTATGTGTTTACGTGAAATAATGAAATACCCGACAATCAAACACGTTGATATGTTAGAATTAGATAAGAGTGTAATAACTGTAAGTAAAAAATTTTTTAATATTAATGCATACGAGAATGACCCGAGGGTAAATATAATAATAGGTGATGCTACAAAACAAATATTAAAAATAAAAAATAATGAATACGATTTAGTAATAATTGATACAACAGAAGATGGCACTATTAATTTACCAATAGATGAATTTGATTTTTATAAAAAGTGTAAAACAAAGTTAAAAAAGAATGGAATAATGATAAAAAATGGTGATAGAACATTAAATATTTTGTCAATATCGAAATTATTTAAAAATATAGAAGTTATTGATTTAGCAGATATTGCTGTTATAGGTGATTACAAATTTGTTTTGGGTTCTGATACAATTGATTTTAAGATAGAACCTATAAAAAACAAGGAATTACAAAAATTAAATTTAAAAAAATATAAATATAAAAATCATAAAAAACACTTTTTAATGTAATTATATAGTATATAATATAAATACGTTATGAAAAATATATATAAGATAACATTTTTATTAGTAATTTTATTACTTTCTTGTATTACAGTAAATTATTTTTTATATGAGGGTTATACATCTGAAGAACGTACTTCAGATCAACAAAAACTAATGGAAGTAAAATCAATAATTACAAATCTATTTACGTCTGGTGTTTTACCTACAAAAATACCATTGAGCGCTGAAAACAGACAAACAGTTGAAGAAGCAGTTGGTGCTTTTGTGCGTATAGTACAGGACGATGCTATTAAATTTATAAATCAAAATACAAGTGCAAAGGAACAACAATTGAAAGGACTTGTGTCAAACATTTTGAGTAAAGTTACAACAGCGGTATGATAAAGTTGTATATTGTATAATTTAATAATATATATGTTAATATATATATTATGAAAAAGCAAGGTTTAATATTTATATTGTTATTCTCATTAATGATGATTTTAATTGTAGGTATTTTTTATAAATCAAGAGAGTTAGAATTTGCAGATAGTCCAATTCCTCTAGGTCTTCATTATGTGGTAGATATAGATAATATAAAGAATAACCAAATATACGAAACCGAATTTATAAAAAAATTATGTGACAAATTATTGGAAAATACTGGTGTCAATGTATTGAATGAAATACATCATGAATTTAAGCCACAAGGTTATACAGCATTATATTTATTATCAGAAAGTCATATGTCGATACATACTTGGCCAGAAAATGGTAAAATAAGACTTGATTTATTTTCTTGTGAGGTAAATAATAAATTTGATGATGCAATAATTACATTAAAAGACGTTTTTAAAGATGCGCAAATAAGAATAAAAACATTATATAGATGAAATATGAAAAATATTTTGCGTAAATAATATGTATGTTAAATGATAGTAATATACATATATATATTAAATGCCAATACTGGATGATATATTGATATCTTATGGGAAGGTTATAAATGTTACAACATTCTATATTGAAGAAGATACTAATAGTAATTCTGAAAATAAAAATATAAAAAAAATAGATAGGGATGAATTATGTTTAAAAACGCCATTTGTGTTATCGTCAGAAGAATTATTATATTTTATTGATAGTAAAAAGAAACAAATAAATAATACATATATATATGATTCTGTTTATTCATTTGATATTAATGCTACAGTGAATGAAATTAATGCAAATAATATAGATCATTTTACAGGATATAACAATGAAAGTTGTTTAAAAGATATAACTTTTAATATTATTAAATCTAGAATTACAAAATACAACAGCGTAATTATATTTTTGAAAATGCGAAATATAAAAAATGTTACAAATCTTAAGAGTTCATTAAAGACATCAAAGGCAAAAGCAAATATGAAATTAAATAGACAAACAAAAAAGGTAAAATTTAGATTTTAGATTGTAAAATATTATATGCAATAATTAGATACCATCAATATCAATAAATGTATCATCGCCAAATGTTTCTTCCTTCGTATTATTTTCTTGTATAGATGCGTTTATTTCTACTTCCAGTGTTTCGTCTATATCCTCTGTTTTAGATGTAGATATTTCAAACCCATCTTCATCGCCCGCAATATTTAATTCGGTTGTAACATCACCAAGACCACTAAAAATAGCCCAGTCTTCAGTTACTTTATTTTTTAGTTGTTTTACTTCGTTATCATTATAAACCTCAAGTAGGTCACACGTCTGTTCTTTCTTTGAAGTTATTGTTTCCCACCCTCTAATACCAGCGAGTATCCAAGTCCCAACGCGAACTGTATTATCACGCTTTCCTCTTCCTCTAAATTTGTTTCGAATAACACATTCCCGGTCTTTACTATCTATGCAACGGATTTGACATCTTCCTTGCCCATAAATTTTGGAGACACACGCATACATTTCATCTTCTTCTGATTCTTGTTTTAAACGTAATTTTCGGTCGGTGTAATTATTTGTTATAAATTTTCTCCCAATTTTTTTACTTTTATTTCCACCAGCATTTTTGACCATCTTATTTATAATATATATATATTTGGTTCATTTTTATAAATCAATTTAATATTTAATTATTATCATTTAATATCATTTTTATTGTATAATCGTTCAATGCCTACAGTAAAAGTATAATCTGAATTATTTAAATTCACTAGGTTGCCCTTTTCATCAAATAGTCGGATTCTAAATCGATTAATATTTACAGGACCAAAAAATTTACGATTGTTCATTTCTGTTGACATACCGCGATTACTAACTAAATCACCTAACTTACGTCCTGATTCAATTGGAATCATAGCAAACACATCTGGAATTGCTGCTGGTACATTTCTGGCTGGTTGCTTCCTAACTTCATTTATTGTTTCTATCACTCTTTCATTGTGTGCATATAAAAGTGCCAATGATTTTTTTCTTGGGTTCGAAGGTATTTGTAAATTATTTACATCATTCTCATTACATTTATTTATTGTACGTAAAACCACTGTATTATCAGTACCATCGCACGCAGTTGTAACATTTTGGGTTAAACGATTTTGATTATAATCATCAATAGATAGAATAAGATATTTTGGTTGTTGGATATCGACAATGCCTGTACTAACAATAACGTTTAAACTTGAATCTACGCTATCAACACTCACTTCTGTATCAATTATACCCTCTCCTTGTTGTTCAACAAGATAGTAACCAGTTGCTGTCTGACTTGTTTTAAAACTTTTTCGAAACCCTAAAAAATAACCTAAATTATAATTTATTTTTGCATTGCCTGTTTCTATATCTAAATCAAAAAATTTAATATATTTAAAACAATCTCTTATTTTAACAGTTGTTTTTCCTGTTAATTCACTATAACTAAAAACAATTAATGTATCTAAATTTCCCGATAAATCTGGGTAAAGAGTATTAAATGTTGTAGAGTTATTAAAAAATGATATTACTGATGAATTTAATTTATCTATAATACTTTCGGGTGTTTTATATAATCCACTGTCAATATATATAGTATAAAGTTCTCCAGTATTATCTGTAATATAAAAATTATTTGTATTTTGTTCCACGTCTATATTATATATACTATATATGAACTGATAATAAAGTAATTCAATTGATAAAACATCTACAAGTGGTTCGGTTAAATCAATGTGAAAGTCATTTACACTACTTCCTGCGGGACGAAATTGACTATCGAAAATCATATTACTTTTCATATTCTTCGCATCTACTTGATTTAAATTATCAAAAC